TACGCCCTGTTTCCTTCCTGGTGGTCAATCGAGTCAGGGTGGCAGGTAAACCGAAGTAGCCTGCTACGCATCGTCTCCTTCTACACCTAATACTACACCTAGCGCATGTTGTGCGTCACCCCCCATTTACAGTAGTAGCACACGTCGAGCTATCTCTGCGCAAATTCACATCAGGCAATCGCAATGAAATACCATGAAATGTTTGCATTGGGCCAACCGAGGTTGGGGTATCCGAGCGGTATCCTATACTTGATACAGAGAAGCCCGGGGCGTGGGAGTACGCCAGCAGAAAAAAGTACTTAGCAACGGAAGCCAAAATGTTACTAAGACAAAAAAACTGAAGCCAATCAGAATTGAATTTACTGGGTAACGACTTTCGTGCGTCATTGCCAGTCTTCGCTGATATGTTAAGCCGTACTTAAAATACCACCGGAAAAAACATGTAGTTACACAGAACTTCAAACACGATTTTTTTGGGAATTTTTAACGCGATCACTTACGCAGGGTGCCCATTCCCTTTGTCATTTAAGACAGCATCATACAGTTGTTTCAACGTTAAAAACGCCTTTCTTTTTATGATTTTTATTTTGTTTTCCACACTTTTAAAGTTTTTTTTGGATCCCAAAGGGTTTTTTGTTTTTTTCTTATCACAAGGACAGCGAACTGAATCACCGATTATATACGACGGGAAAAAGAACGCAAACACCAAAATCATATTTAGTTATTGAACAAATGCGTTAGCAATCAATAAAGGAGCCCAATTGTGGTACTCCAGTCTACTAAGCATTTTTCAACGTATCTCACACAAAATTAAAGTTATTTATTCGTCTATCAACCAGCTAGAATCAAGTTAAAAAAACACGCCAATTGTGGCGGCTTAGTCAACTGGTTAATTTTTAACACATAAATTTTTTTGGAGATTTTACAAGTTTTTAAAGTTTTTTTTGTAGTTTTTTTTCTCAACTTCTTTCTAAGGACACAACATTTTACATAAAATTTGAGACCTTATTCAGCTTTGTACCTGGGTAGCATTCCTGTAGCCCTCTTCCAAGTACTCATCACTCCGCAATAGCAATAAATTACTATTGCAAAGACTATCACAACCGCCACAACCACTAGAATCATCTTCCAGTTACCAAATAATCCAGCAAAGAAATTTTTCATCTTTTCCAGCGGGTTGTCAAAGTCAAATCCTCCTATATCATTGTTGTCATTTCCTCCGATAATATTTCTTTCTAAGGTCTCTTTACTTGGTACGCGAACATCACAGCTAAAGCTCCATGCCCTCACCGATTGTTCCGTCTTGACAACAAGAGTATAGGTCGCATTAAGATAATGTGAAGTAAATTTTATTTTGTTAGCTGCGCCGTTAGTTAGTACTTCCATTCTTGATGTTATCATCACTCCATTGTATTCCGCTTGGATGTAGCCAAAAGTTCCAGTTGGAATATTTTGTGGGGTAAAGGTCAACAACGAGCTGTCAATGAGATCAGCCCGTCCTTCGCAACTGTTCACGGTCAGTTTCATGTTTTCCAATAAGTTATTTTTTTCTTCCTCTACCACACTCTCCTTTGTTGTTGAAAATTTTAACTTCACATCACCGTCGAGGTGGCCAACTTCAAAAGTAGCAAGATCTTCCCTCGAAAATTTAAGTGTTTTTTTCCACTTATCGCAGCTATTTTCCGTGAATTCCTTTTCTTCATGCACCAATTTCTCGCTTTGTGACACATAATAGCTCTTTGTTTTTGCATCTATTCTCTCGAAATTATTATCCAGCACTCCGCTCATAGCTTCTCTGGATGGACTCTGTACCCAAGCGTGTCGCCCAACGGGCCAAGTACAATACGCAAAATTTGGGTATGGTATTACTGCACACCACCAATTGATGATGTTTTCGAGTTGTTCGAAAGATGGTATATGCCAATGCACCACCTCCACTCTTCCATAGGTATGAGAACCAAAACTGGCAAGAGTCATTAGGTAGCTATTTTGAGCTAACCTTTGCTTGTAGTTGATATTGTAGTTAATTTTGATGTCACCGAAAATGATACTTCCAATTTGTTGTTGAACCGGGAATTCTTGAATTTTACCTTCATGATTAACAGAAATTTTGGCGCTAAACGAACACCTACCCATCTGAAAGAGATTCGCTAGCCAGTCTTTTTTTACACGGGCAATCTTCGCGGATATGTAGGTACGACACTGCCAAGCTACACAACCATCATCTTTGCAAGGGGTTGCACAATCCAAGAGCGTTGGTGGGTAAAGCTGTTTCCCCTCGTCATGGTGGTGTAGAATTAATGCAGCTGTACATTGCCCATTCCCAGTATACCACTTATTAGTGGGTTGGAAGTCGTGACCACCCCAGTTCTCAAACCATCCATCAACGGTACATCTACTAGCCTTTCGATATAAAGGATTGTTTTGCCCGTTTGAAGCAAAACAGGAACTTTCTCTTCTTATTTCTTCCATGTCAAAGCTAGTCGAGTACTTTCTATTGGTAATTGAACACAAGGCCATCACTTCAGTTATTGAGACGTCAACACTTTTAGTCGATGTTCCATCGTCATTCTTCATGAAAAGTTGAAAACCGGCGCCGCTTAATAGTGGCAAATTTGCCTCTGAAACATATTTTGTAGTACAAACCTTTTTTCCCAAAACGATTTTACACGTTTGTTGTGCTGTCGTGTCTTTATCGAAATATACGTTTTTAAAAATTTTGTCCCCAGTCTTTATAAAAGACAACTGAGCGGCTCCTGAGGTCCTAGAAATCTGTTCGAACTCTATAACTTCAGTTTTTATATTTTTCACTTCCGGTTTTTCTGACACAAAGTCTTGACATCTCACAACTGTTCCTGCGATTACAAATGGATATAACCACAAATAGACGCGATATCTCTTTGTGGGGGTGATTCTTTTAATTCCAAGAGCGATGAACCAGAGCAATTGGAATGGGATGAAAATCAAAGATGCGAGTAAATAAAACACAGGATACAATACAGGTATGTAGCACTTCAATAGATCAGCCATGAAGTACATTGACTTCGAATACGTTGTTTTTTTTCCAAATTTTTCTGTCATTTTTCGATTCGAAGTCAGTTTATCTCTCCATTGATACAGGGTGAAAATCAAACGCAATTGAAGGATGATATATTTACAGCACCACAACCAAACAGGCACAAAAAGCACCAGTAGTAGTGGGATGACAAAAGCGCGGTTCAAGCAAAGCGCGTAGACGAACCATCCATAGAACGATTCATCGTACTGACAATATGGGTGAATAACGAGTGAGACATTTTGGCCACATTGCACTATTGAGTTCTCCATAACCGTCTCTTCATAACACTCTCCTTTCATTATGAATTGTTGAGCTCTGACTGATGATCCAAGTAAAAATGTTTCATTGTTGTAATAGTTCGTGTCAGTCACTGCGTAAGATAGTAACATTGCCGTAATCCAAGGTAATTTTATTTCGACAACAGGACCGTTTCCTTCGATTTTGTACACTTTTCCTTTGTACATGTTGAACTGCTCCTTTTGGACAAAAAATTGAAACACGTGTCCCATATTTACTTGGTAGAGCAGATTCGTTGCATTTAATTTTTCCTGGACCATCTCCATATTCGGGTTGTTATACTCGCAAATGTACCTTTCAGAACCACATGGATGATGTCTACAGCCCTCATAATCCCATTTTCTTGTCAAACGCAGTTTTTCATACAAGGGGCACCCTTCCATTATTTTATTATTTTCTACAAAACCCATGTCACCCAAATCATTTCGGAATGTGTTAACGCTTTTAAGGCCATACAACATTTCTCCGTTGGCACCATTCCACCAGCACCTTCTGTACTCACCATCAGCCTTTTTTGTACCGTATATTTGCACATATTTCGTCCAACCACTAAGAGTTGAGACTTCAATACTTTTACACCTTTGGTTAAGAGGACAAAAGAAAATATTCTTGTTGAAGTACAGCCTTAAGTTCTCTTGATTATTCTTAAAGTTACATTCATGTTTGAACGGCATGGTATCATTCTTTATGAGCACTTTGAAATACTCATCACCATCTTTTTCTTGGGACATTTCGACTTTATTACCATACTTGTCATAGATGTTTCCTTCCTTGTCGATAAACAACCATTCACGTTTCTTGTACTCAACAATTTCTTTTTCCTCATCCTCTCCACCTTTGTTAACTTCCGGCTCTTTTTCAGTCTTATTAGGTTCTAATTCAATTTTATAGTCCTTCAAATTTTCAACGATTAACGCGTTTCCGTGTTCGTCAAAAACCATTCCAGTTTCATCGATAGTGCACATTTTTCTTTGACCACCGTCATCATACGAACAGAAACCTTTTGATGCGGCGCAACATGGCACGAGCAACAAACAGCATAATAAGAAAGTGTTCAAGACTCCAGTTTTTAAGCTTTTATCCCTTACAAATCCCGGTCTGCTGCCTGGTGCTAGTTTGTAGGTTAGAACTTTTTCCTCGTCGTCACTATCGAGCTTAGATTTTGAATGTCTGATCTTGTTTAGAAGTCGAAAGGGAGCGGCTACCCACTTTAGCAGCACGCACACTGTGAACGCCAGGTTCAAGACTTGGACACAAAGGCTGATTACCGCACAGACTGCAGCAACCATTAGAAATCTGATAATGTAGTTTTCTCCTTTTCTCTTAGCGTAAACGAGATTGCCAAGTCCTAGTGGTAGGTCACTTACCCTTTCTTCCTCTGGTTTCATACACCTATAAACCTTTTCGACTGAAACACAATGATCTCCTCCGTCTAGACATGGGTAACACGTTTCAAGCTCACTAATGTCCTTTTCGGTTTCAAACTTTGCACTGTAAACCTTGACCTTGATTTCATTAGGTCCCACACAAAAAGAAGCCCATGAAAAGTAAATTTCCGGTAAGTTAATTTTGTTAAACTGTTGAGCCATCTTTTTTTCCGTCAGTGTTTGATTCGTCCTCAGTGACTCCTCCGATCTTGACTCCAGTCCCAACATTTTCCGCTGTCGGTAAGTCTGCAAGGTGTGTTGCTCCAAGCTTTTCGAGTACATCGTCTTCTTGTTGTTGTTCGTTTTCAGCTTCTTCGTTGTCTGACTCAACTTTGGGGTGATTGGCAACGTACTCAAGGGCGTCCTGTATCTGTTTAACGGTAAAGTCTGATCGAATTGCAGTTTTGATAAATTTTGATACCTGTCCAGTTTTTGTACTTCTGCTAACTTTTGTTGGATCTTTGGTGAGCTGGTTGAAAGCTCCATCTGAATTTTGCTTGAAGAAATTTGGGTATCTGTTAGAGAATGCACTGGACAAAGCATTGGCATAACCAGTAAAACATATACCAAAAGGGATTTTAGTATTTGGGGACATTTTGTGTTGTTCCTCAGATACGCCCTTGAAACATGCATATCCCTTCTGCATTTTTTCAACCGATGCCTCAAGCTCGTTAACGTCGGCAAATCCAGTTGCTTCACAGAGTTTAGGACCAACCGCATCTCGGGAGAGCTTGGCAGAGAGCCAGACGAAAAATCTACCATAGTTAGTGTCGCTTGCAAGGCTTGGCCCCATTGACTCATAATTGCTAAGAAGTCGAGATGTAGATCGATAATAACCATACATTTTACACAGTAATTGATACGGGCCTGTATATCCATAGGATTGGATGATGGAGAGGAGCAGATTCCAGATAAGTAACAACACAGATGATACACCAGTGGGTGGTTTTTCGGACAAAAGCAGAAAGTATCCAGCATAGGGGTTTTCGCCTTCGCGTGTCGTCCTAGCGAGCCCGTCACCTTTGATCCCACAAGGCCGGATAACTGTAACATAGTTATATGTATTATTGCTAAGGCTTGTTCTGACACTCCTCTTAACAAAGTTGATTCCTTCGGCTTTGCTGAGTGTTGTGATTCCAGAATCGCTAAGTGTGAGGATTGAGCGAGGGCTTGTTTTAGATGTTGGTGAACCGGAGGTTCCGGGTAGCTGTTTCCTAGAATTGACTGAGGGGCTTCGTGGTTTTCTACTATTTTGGGAATTTCTAGACGCACTTCTGGAACGATTTCCTGGGCCAGCACTGCTCGTTCTGCGCCTTCTACTAACCCGTCTTTGATTGGGTTTGCCAGCCATTTGGGCAAGAAACAATTGGCAAGTTGATGCAAGAGAGGAAGGCCAGTGGATCTATAAATGACTGTCTCGTTGATTTTAGACATGTCGCATGGCGACAAGAATGAGTTGATGAAATCGCAATTAGTTAAGAAAGCGCATACACTAAAATACACTAAAGAAAGGGCAAAAGCGCGTTATATCAAGTTTGATATGGAAAATACAATAAATAAACACTAAAGAAAAAGCACGGGTATGTCGCAATATACCAATATCAAAGAACGATTTATATGAGGTACGCTTATTCAACGACCTGAAACAGACTGAAGTTGTCCGTTGTTGTGATAAACCTTTTTTTGAAGGCTTCCACAAGTTGTCTCGTTGCCAAGATGGTCATTTTGTTTTTACTTCTGGAAAAGGCAACATTTATTCTTGCTGGGTCCATGTTAAAGCTGGTTGCATGGTCGCAAGTAAAGTCAAAAACTACATGTTCAGCCTCCCGGCCTTGGAAAGCGTCAACAGTGTAGCATGTTTTTCCCTTTTTAGCTGCCAAAACAGTTTGAGCAACGTAGGGGGTCAAAATCACGTCACATTCGGGATAAAGATCGATTGTTCCTGCATTGTAAGTTGATTCTGTTCGATCTGTTTCCGACTCGCACTCATGAATTATCCACTTGATTTCACCTTCTTTTTTGTTCTGTGATACCAATTTTCCGTTGTAGAAATTATCTGAGATGAAGTAACACAGAGTTTTAGGTAGACGGTAATTAAAACTTAGGATGTGGTTGGCTCTGTAGGGTAAATACAGAGAGAAAGAGAGATAATCTTCGACCATTGTTGTTTCAAAAGGAAGTCGCTGTCTATCATCACCAAAGCCAATAAACCGGCCCAAGCTGTATCTGAATATATGTGCCATTTTACCCATGGCTATGAGAGCTAGCTCGTCACAGATGACCGTGACACTAGTGTCATATTCGTAATTGATAGAGTGAGCAACTGTCATCAACCACACCTTACAATCTATTGTTGTTGAATGCTCGTACGGAACAGGTCCCTTCTTAGGTCTATTCAAGTAGAAATCTACTTTTTGCTTGTTTAACACACTTGCAATCTGCTTTACTGCTTCGTTCGTCTCGCATATTACTGCAACCCTTTCATTCTTTGATCTACTTATCAATTTAACAAGTAATGCGAGAGCCGTCGTTTTTCCGCTACCAGGTGGACCAATGAAAATCGTCCAATTATGCTTTAGTGATTCGATCAAGAGCTTTTTATACGAGTAGTCATCGACTATCGTGCCGCACTCTCTGAAAACAAGCTCGCGCCTGAAATCGCCACGTAATACTCTTGCGATCCTTTTACTATCTGATTTTCTTAGGATTTTTAGATAGTTATTATCGAAATTTTCATTGCCAAAAATTGTGGCGTTGTCGGGTGATTTTTTTTCTTTTGCTGCTCTGATGTTCTGAAACCAGGGTACAATTTCCTTTATGTCATCAATCCGTTGCGGCAACGGTTGTAGTACTTCCTGGATCGCCCAACAATTGTCCTTGCCAAGGAGTGTTACCACCCCAGTGACAAGAGGTAGCGTATGTGTCTTTACGTCAGCTTCTGTCTTCAAATTACACGACCAAAGTGTGTTTTCCCTTTTTACAAAGATGGTATCTTCTTTCACTAGCAGGTCATCTTTCATATACAAAGTAAGCACCCATTTTTGATGTTTCCTCGATTGCATAAACTCTTCGAAATTTTCTTGAGAATAGCCATTGTATACATTCTGAACGAAAATCACAGGCAAACCATAATCCATATCTTGGTCATATGAGGTAAGTCTCATTATCCGCTTGTCGTACTTGATCAAGTCATGGGGATCAATGAGATAGACATTTGAGCTGAACTGTCCAAGGAGTTTTTGCGTCAAATTGTCATCCCGTATGCGTTTGGCAAAATAATCGTCTTTCTGGCGAATCACCGACAGGATTTCTGCATAGTGCCAGCCCAAAAATGGGAATCGAAAATTGCCATTGAATATGGTCACACCGTAATCCTCGCTCTCAATTACATCTTGGAACTCATTACTTCCGAAGAAGAACAAGTTTTCTCTGTCGTGCTTATTTGTAATGTTTTCTAACATCTCGTTCGGTCCAGCATACTCTAGTTCAAAGGTGGCATTCCAATTATTCTTTTGATTGTACACCTTAAAGAGGGCATACAAGATCCATGATTTCTTGCCTGATGGAAGGGGACTTACTACAAAAATGCAATGTCTGTTAATAGCTAACTTCAAACTTGATTCTAGGAGATGCTTTAGCGCACTGGCGTTCCTTATGCTTCGAACCTTTACAGTCTTTAAATACAGTGACTTTATTCGCGCGGGGGACCAGACCCTGGTGAGCTCCCCATCCGCAGAGGTCATGTGCTTGTGCACAAAACTTACTAGATTTACGACTTTGTCACGCATCTCAAGACTCTCGATTTTTTTGACATCCTTGTCTAACAGTTCTATTACTTCTGAGGCTCGAGCAAAATCCACTTCGTCTATTCCAAGATACACTAACAATCGTCTCCTCATTTCGCTTAGTATTGGCCGAAGCTCATCATCGAAGAAAGCATTTATCAACAAGTTATGCACTTTTAGCAATTGTAAAATTTTGATTGCGTTGGAGGCGCCAGGATATTGTCTAGCTAATTCTGCTGTTAATTTTGCCTTATCTCTGTTGTGGACCAAAGTATCCAATACCCTTGTTTGTGACGGTACAGGGATTACTACTCCCGTGTCGACGTCAAGCCTGAAACTTGCCCCTAGAAATTCGACACCTCCAAGTATTGATTCTTGCGCAAATTTGTACTTTCCTGGCCGAATTATCATTGAGAAATGGTCGCGGAACTGCTCGATTATCCATTCCGGTTGAATTCCAAGATCTAAAAGATCATCCGTCATCGCGATCACAGCGTCGTCACCAAGTATCACCAGTGAAAAGTTGTCAAACAAATACTCATACACTTCTTTCTGACTCCAAGCGGGGTGATGTAACTTGATGAACCTATACATAATGTAATACCACATGAACCTATGTACCCAGGAATTTAGGGAGCAGGTAGCGGCATGTCCGCTTTTTTGCCCTCCATAAATTGATATGAATTCTCCTTCTTGACTTATTCCGTACGAGGCGACCTGACCTTCGCACGCCTGGGCCATCCTTTTGAGCTCCGACTCGGAAAACTCGTGTGAAGTTTCATTTTTGAGGTACACATAGTACAATTCAATCAGCACTGGCATGATTCTCAAATCAAATCCGGTAAAGTCTATTTCAGTGAATTTACTCCCAGCATTTCGATTTAGATACTGGTACACATGTTGCCACCCTTGGTAAAATTTTGACAGTCCAATCTTCTGAGGGTTCTGTTTGTTTCTTTTAATTACCCCATGCTCATAGGGAGTTACGAATTCTTGACACAAGACAGTATAAGCTATAGGACTAGATGAGATAATTCGTACGATGTTTCTCTTCACCTTAGACATAAGGTCATTCTTTGTAAAATAGTTGTACACAATGAACTGCAACAATTTCTCTTCATTCAAATTTTCAAGATGTTTGACGCCGCTTTCAATTTCCTCCTCCAAATCTATGTTCTTTCTTGCGTTACCCATGAGTGGGAAACCAGGACTTGATTGATTATTCACAATTCTTTCACTTTTGGGAAGAGGATAGTACTCATCTAGAATTAGCTGGTCGTCTCTCTTTGATGCATACATTGCGTAACTTAAGGCTTCTATATCCATACTGTCCATGAGCTCTACTGGATCCTTGACAAACGTCCCATACATTGAAACACTCCGGACATTTGTAATTCGATCATCTTGACACACAAAGTAATCCTTGCCAACTTTCTCAACTAAATGAGGAGCAAGCTCCTTGAGGGTATCTAGAAGATACTCATCAACAAAGGAATTATCTCTGTCTATGCTGTTCTGGTATTCTTTGTACTGTTCCATTTTATCAGCGATACTGCCACGGCCTTTCCTGGTGTTCATGACACCTCCAAGAGATTGATGTATGTTCATTTTCACATCGCCGTGCATCTTACAAACAGTTTCATGATGATCGAGACGAGCTCTTTCAATGGTGTAGTGTTCTTTATTGAAATCTAAGTAAGTGTCAATTCTCGTAAACATGTTTTTGTACATAATGACAAGTGGGTCACAAGGGTTGTCACCTTTTTCCAAATCAAAATTGTATTTCATACCCATCTTTGTTGCCATTAGTGAGTGGGGTTTCATGTCTTTTAGAGTTAGATCGGGTTTTTTATAGAATTCGACAAAGTCTTTGTGAAAAGACAAAAGTTCCCGAATCTCTTCTGTAGTTGTCACAATCGGTGAGTCTGGGTAATGTGCTAGCACTATTTCGTCATCATTCCCATCCATTTTTCTCATTACTGTGTACAGAACCTGTCCTTGCGGCAGGGGTACTTTTTCTGCTAGCTCTAGTTTAATTAGGACAACAGGAATTCCTAATATGTCACATCCATGGTAATCTTGACTCTTTCGGTTGGGGAATGAAAAATATTTTAGTAATGAGATCCTGTATTTTTTATTGAAAAATCGTCTTACAAGGGCAATTTTATTGGGGTGTATGAACAAGAAAATCAATTTTACCCCACAGCGATCAAAGCATGATAGGAAATTTGTGAACAAAGTGCTTATGTGTGAACCAAACGGTGGATTGCTTACTCCGATGTGATCACTATAATCTCCGTTGAAATCAGCGACGTCTGATATTATCACATCTTTGTGTTCGAAATCACGGTCGATCTCTACGCCCACATATTGCGTTAGTGAGGTGAGACTTGCCCTAATCGTCTGATTACCGCACCCGAGTTCCAAAACTTTCGCCTCGTTGGGTAGCAAATCGTTAAGGAAATCAGCGGCCTCTTTGGGTGTACTGTACTGTTCGAATTCGAGCTTAGGGCATTTGATTTCGTGAGTGACCGTCCAGTCCGTTAGGATAGGTTGGCCTTCAATCTCCGCAATCACAGCAACTTCATTCTCATCATCCATTCTCATTTCGTAGTTATACAATGCTTTCCCTGTTACAATAAGGGTTGATCCCGGTAAAATGAGCCGATCTAGAGGCCCAGTGCGTGAGGTGGTGTGTGCATCCTGGGTTGATAGTATGGCTAAATAGGTGCTCTTGGTGGTAAGTCTACCGGGTGATCGCTTAACGGTGAATTTTATTTCACCGCTAGTATTGAGTGTGCCCCTGAATAGATTTTTCAATAAAAGGGAGGAAAAGTTTGAGAGGGTAGGTTTTTCCTGACCCTCTACTTGGATGCACTTGGCTGAGACGAACCTTCTGATAGTGACAAATCGGTAATCAGAGTGGTTGTAGAGCTTTCTTCCGAGAGGTTCGCCTGGTCTTGTCCTAAAAAAGCCCCTTTCACTGTCTCCTCTTCATCGCTCCTTGGGCTTTCCAATGCACTGCAGTACTGGTTTCTTCCAGCCTTCTTGGGATTCTTCTTCGGTGCGCTTTTGTTTCCTGGCTGCTTGGCTTCTCTCATTGCCTTTTTCATTTCGTTGATGTTCTGCATTATGAGCCTATTGATGATTGGAGTGATCGTTTCCGCAATTTTCAGCTGTGCCGCCTGGTTGTTTACGAAATTGTTCAAGTCTTCCTCCTCAACATCTTCGTCCTCTTCATCTTCAGATTCGTAAACTTCAACTGTCTTTTGTGGTTCAGGGCAGACATTTACGGTAAGAATTGGAATTACCGACTCAATTATCTGTTCAATCTTGCTGGCCCTTTCCGTGCTTATGTCCTTTATGTCTAACCAGGCTCCGTCAGCAACCTTGATGAATTTATCAGAATTGTCTCGCATGTAAACGACCATGTTATGAGCGAGTGCAGTATCATCAACCGAAAGTTTGCCAGTGCATTTACCAACTTCATGACCGTTAGTCATTCGCAAAAGCATGGCAGCCAAACAACGTCCCTTGATGTAGTAGGTGTGTCCGTTCAAAATGGTGGCAAGGCTCGTCCCACCATACTTGGCATTGCTGTTCACACACGTGGTCCTCTTCTCTTCTTGACACAGTGGACACAATCTGACGTTGTACTTCTGTCCTTTATGAGCGCAATCAAGTCCAAATCCAGGGTCTGCATTGCAAGAGATGTCTGGTGGTGAGCAACTTCCGCTGGGACAGTCGTGCTCCCTTTTCCTTTTCAGAACGGCATCATAGCAATGCAGAGTGCAGTCTTGGTCAAGCCAGGTTCCAGTGTTCTGATTCAAGTGGTCTTGTTTGCAAACGAATTTCTCCCCGCACTTCGCGCACATCACAGCACAGGGTTGGCAAAAGGATGGAACATTCTGTGTGTATGCGGGACTTCTCATGTTCAAAGGTGTGACCATGGTGTAGATGATTTTCTGGCTAGCTGGTAGGTCGTCATTGGCAATGGCATCAACCTCTTGGCGAAGGAACTTCAAATGTTCAGCGAACTGGACATATCCAACTTCTTCTTTGCAATCTTCGTAGTAGGGCATCAGTTCCATGTGGTAGTATAGCCATTGATCAGCAAACTTCAAATTTATTACCTTTTCAAAGCACAGCGCGGCCCACTTCCAGTCATCCAGCATAGGCAATTGCCAGAGATCAGCGATATTGCACAAGGCCTTGTACATTCGCAGGATGTTTTCATCTACAAATTCGTTCGCAATAGCTTTCCCAACTGAGGCGTCAAACAAGTAGGTCATAATTTCAGCTAGTTCCGTTTTTGCGAAACTGTCCTGTTCTTTCATTGTGCTCCAGCTTTGACCCTTGTTCTCGAGCTGTTGGATAGAATCCTTCAGCAACTTTTCGATCGCCTGTTTCTTCTTGTTGTAGTTCTTTTGTTGCTTCAGCAGTCCCAAAATCTCATCCTGAACAGGTTTAACTTCAGCGGTTTCAATCCAAACGGGTTTTGGTGGACAAACAGGAGCCTTAAGATCATGTTCTTTAATCTTGGCATCAGCGTTATCAGTGGCCTCCTTCATTTTTGCCTTCAGGCCTTTCATTTCATTAGAGAGAGTTTCGTTGATGTTGGCAATCAACTTACTCGTTTCCTTCTTCTCCTGCTGCAGCCCGTCGATGATTTCTTTTGGAGCTTTGTTTGCCTTTTCCAAGATACACTTCATTTCCTTTTTCAAACAGATTATTTCTTGGTCAATCTCCATTTTTTCCCTGTTCTTCTTGTTAATTTTGGTTTGCAACACCGCCAGTTGGGTTTTGTCAGCCTCATCCAGATCCACTTTAGCCTCTTGGAGCTTCTCCTTGATGCTTGTCATCTTTTCGGCGTAGGGCTTGATGGAAAGTTCAGCTTTTTGTCTAGCCTCCAACATCAACTTCTTTATTTCCTTGTGGACATCGTCTCGCTCATTAAGGATAGCCTTCTTTTTCTCGTCAACATCTTTTTTTGATTTGACATACACTTCCATGAGCTCCATGAAATGGGTCTTTCCTTCAAGGTATTTCCTTAATTCATCTTCAAAAGCTTCCTTGCTGGCTAGGTACTTAGGATCGTTTTGTAATTCCGCCTCTTTGAGCTTGGCCTGCTGCACTCGCTTCTTGATGTCAACCAAGGCGGACTTGATGTTGTTAAGCTTCAAAGTCAACTCATTGTCATCCATTGTCATTAACTGATCGGTTTCACAGATCCCTAGTATTTCAGCCACTTGCTCGTAGGTTTCCTTACTCACGAGAACCTGTCCAGCTTCCGATGCGTAGCCCTCATCATAATCGTGCAGAATGCCCATGACTTTTTGAATGTCAGCAAAGCTATCAACTTCAAGGAGGTTATCGAACTCAACTTTATCGATTCCGTTTTCGATGATGATTTTTCCTCCATATTTCAAAGCTTTCATCAACAACTTTCTGAGTTCTTCAGGGTCTCCGTACCGGTTGGCCACAATTTCCGTCATCCCGTTGCGACCATGCTCTGGGTAAGCAATGCTGACCTTGTCGCCATCAACCATAAGAAAACTGGGGGCATTTCCTCTTTCAAACTTCCTCTTGTCTTTCGAAATGATGTCGCCGAATTGTTGTCCACTTTCGAGGCCACTGAAGGCCAACTGCTTCACAGGGAAGGACATCCTCTCATCGATCTCAGCAAACTGAGTAGCTAAACCTGAGTTGTAACCACCCAAATGTACACCACAGATTCGACCATTACAAAATAATGGCGCACCACTGTCACCGGGAACTGAATTGTAATAAATCTTTCCATCGCGAATTGAAACTGGCATTCTGTGAATCTTCCAGTCCCGGCCAATCACATTGATTCTCAAAAAGCTGAATTCACCAGTTATATCCACAGGGCCAGTAGGGTTTTCTGGGCAGATGTTACAATTGTTTGGCAAATCAGCAATTAGAACTTCTCCTCGAATCTCGTAGTCTTTTATCTTTATCTCTCCGTAGTGTACATTCCTTATCTTAAAACTGTCTGGACCGATAAACGTCACCCCATAATTGTTCTTCAGTTCATGGATGTCATCACAATACGAGGTGGGTAAATAGACGTCTCGTGTGTCTGCTTCCAAATCGGGTTCAGAACCCCACTTTCCTGGTACGAGATCGTCTCTGCCGTCCTTCCTAGTGCAAATTACGTGAGCGGCAGTAAACAGCTTGTGACTGTTACCGTGTTTGGCAATGAAAACGTTACCGGTAGCCTTTCCTCTGATAGGGGCGGTTAGGAACAAGTCCCTCTCCATTTCAAATCCCCTTTCTGTCATTTTTTTACAAACTCCGTAGTTGAAAAAAACACACTTAAAAGGGCCACCAGCTTGTACCCATGCCTTTTCAAGGACGTACTTTCCTTTATCTTGCTTACAGGCTCCCTTATGACATTCTGATGTTGGGTGCCCAATCACGTAATTTGGCATATTGGTCGTCATTGCCATGCAAACTTCAACCTTTCTCTGCAGTAGTAGCCTCATCATTCCCGGGGGGGTTCTCTCAGCAAAGTAAACGTCTGGGTAACGGAAACAAACTTCGATTCCGGGAATTTTCGATTCTGGTAGTTGCCATCCAGACATTCCGTAGGAGCAGAAAACATCTCTAACCATTGCTAGTCCCTTGAAAACTGAGTTCTTGTCGTTTCTGGTATATTCCTTTATTATTTTTGCAAGGGCCTTTCCTTCAGGAATGCGAGTAGGAATGACTCGCTGGTTCATGATTTCGTTGACAAAGTTTCGTATATCTCTAATCTCCTTGGTTACGACCATTGACTGATTGAAAACTATGTCCTTCTCATCAAAATCCACGTAGTTGTTGTCAATGAGGTATCTTTTAAATTCGTTATTTATGGACTCTTCATCTGGGAGAGAAAAGAAAAACACGAAGTTCAAACCTCCTGAGGCGATGTATTCTCTGATTGCTGGGTAAAGTCTTGTTTTGATGGTGTTGTAGCAATCATAGATTATCTGCTTCCTACCCACTTCTACCGCAGTAACATTCCAATTTCCTGTTCCAGCTGTGTCGGCGCTGTTGTTCTTCACGATGTTGTTTCGGGGCATTTCTCGCTCTTCAATGCGACCTTCCTTCAACCATTTCTCAGCAACAATATGGGCAGCCTGTCCTTCTGTATCTGCTGCTACGTTGGGGTAATTTAGAACTTCACTAGTCATGTCTCCAGGAATAGCAAAGTGATCAAAGGTCATTGGCATAGGTTCTACCTGATTCCAGAGAGTTACAATTGAGTTATTGTCATTTCTGATTCTGTCATAATTTGGAGTCTCAACCCTGCTTGCGTCCAAAAGGGCTGCCAAAAAGTCTTCTGGTCTGGCGCGCTCAGGCATAAGCCCTAACGCTCTGATTATCAAGTCTGTCCTTCTTGTTGCTTCTCTGGTCGCATAATCCATAGCCCACGTAGTATAGTTCTGCCTGTCACGTTCGGTAGCCAAATTGTTGGCGATGTCTTTCTCGACTGATTTTCTGATGTGATCGATAAAGGCTGATTGCTCATTGAATTTATTGTTGTATTCATTTTGAGTGATATTACCAATGTGCCTCAAAAAGCTCGTGGCCTGTTCCTTAACGAAGTGGGTCAAAATGTGGTCAGGCACTTTTCTTCTGTAATACGTTACGTCGAACTTTCTGATCCTTTTGTCTTCAGACGTTGTTACAGTTAACTGAGGCGTTAGCCAGATGGCGATGGCAAAGGCAGTGAGCAAAAAGGTTACAGCCATGAAAATCAGGTTTACAAATGAAAGGTAGAAACACAAAGAATACAAAAACGGTAACACGATGATAAAGTTAATGTACTCACCTGTATTAACAACCATCATTATCTTAAAGGTGGACATGACGTGGTTGGCGGCAATGTTTGTTTTTTTGTCTTCAGAGGTATCGCCAGCCGCTGCGTCGAGTCCCCAAACAAGGAAATGATGGAAGATCTTAGTCACAAGATGGTAGCTGATACACATCAAAGTCCTCAAAGCACAGACTATGACAACAGTTACGAAAAATCGCCATAAATCACGTGCGAGGTATACCAGGATTATTAATGCAATGAACATTAGGATTTTACAGATTTTTAATTTTCCTATCCTGGTATTCTTTAATGCGATGTAAGTAGCCAAAAGGATGACCCCACAGAAATTTACCGTAAACCATGAGGTCGATTGAAAAAGGTTTGATTCAACTACCACAAAAAAGGCAATCACATGTTGATGCAGACTAGCACAAATAGAGGTGAGCACAATACCTACTACATGATAAGCAAAGACAACGACATATACGACCCTGCTGCTTTCAAGTTCTTTACATGCTGCAAGCACGTGGTTCACACGGGCAATTTGTTTATCAGCAACGTGCCTTCGGTGGAGAAATAGTATGACTGAGCACACAAAAATACTCCCGAGCAGCAACACTCCCTCGTAACTTGTTTGTTGTAATCCATTCATCCTTATCATCTTCAGGGCGTACAGAGTGGAGTGAAAAAAGCAGAGCCATATTGAAAGGTTATAGAAATTGTATGATTTCTGGAACACAAAACTCAAAATGAATCCAATCACATTGACAACACACACAATGATTTTAATCAGTTCCAGTATTTCTATGAGGGTGACATTTATAGATGATGCCACTTCGACTACATAATCCCCATAAATGGCAAAGCCATTTATATAATTTAACGTTCTACCAACAGCTTCATTATACACTTCAACAATTCTGTCCAAAATCGCGTTACTACTCTCATGAAACTGGTGGTAAAAGAATTGGTCAAAAGGGGTTTTAAAAGTGGGGATGTGGCTTAGGAGTTCTTTTGCTTTTTCTTGTGGCCTAAACCAAGCTGTGACCTTTGAGACGTGGTCAAATATGTAGTCTTGTGGTAGCACTCTCTTGCTGTGCAAAGCGGCTGTCTCTTCCCTGAGTTTTTGAATATTAAATGCGTTCTCGGTAAGGATCTCGTGGAAATCCTCAGCAATTCCGTCCCCAAGGTACCATTCACTGACAGGTTGGATGTCGTACTTGGCCAAAATATCGGCGAACATTTCATCAAATCCAATCTGGATGTTTCGAATCTCGCGAACGATGACTTTCGCGATCACTTTGATGTCGTTTGGTGGCAAAACCGAGAGTTTGTCAACGACTTTGATCCATTGGGTGCCTTTAGGAACTGAGACAGTCTCACTTTCAATGATAACGACGGGATCTTCGATGGTCTGAGTGCTATTATCCCTCGTTTCAACGACAGTGTCATTAGCAGGACTAACAACAGTGGCGTTATCCTTTTCTTCGGTGTAGACCACCTTACTTTCCTCAGTAGCATTTTGTGCCGCCTGATGAAGGGAAGCGCTACTATTACTTTCAGCAGGAATTTCCTTTTCTTCGGTGACAATCACCTTACTTTCCTCAGCAACATTTTGAGCCACCTGATGAAGGGCAGCGTTGCTATCTAATCCAGGTGCCTTGTTATCTACTTCAATTAATTTATCCTCAATCTTTTTCTGAGGTTCTTCCACCTTTACTGTAATTTTTGACACCGAATTCTCTTTCTCTGAGATGACATAGAGCATGGTGTTGGTAACAAATCTAGAGATAACAGGCCAAAATTGGTCGGGGTAAGCATCTTTTCCAGGCATGTTAGAACCAAAAGCGCCTTCTAAGGAAGTTGGGGTGTAATGTTGATGGGGGACCTCGTATATTGCAACGAGCTTGTATCCATTCCCGAAATCCAAGTCACAAAAACCATGAAGAAGCATGAATTGACGTTCGGCTGCCATATGCAAGTTGTGGACCAGGATGATGTCCTTTGACCGATACGACAACATTCTCCTCAATCGATCGTAACTGTATTTCCTTTCAAAGTTGATCTCAAACACTCCCATTTTAAGTTCATGAGCCCTGGTCTTTATGGCTTTTACAGTATGGTTGTACTTTTCAGGGAACGTAGCCAGGGAAGCGCAGTGTTGGTCATTATTGATGAAAAGACGCCAGTCCTTCTCGAAGCGTTTGTAAACATCGTAAACATGCGCCAGTTGAACAGAGGCGGTTACATTTACTTTCACAACGTCCGGACTTTGGGTTATTGTCAAATTTTGAATAGGCTTGCCTTCTGAAAGCGTAAAATTCAACTGACGGGGGTGGTATTTTTCTGCAATTTTGATGTAGAGATGTTCATACATGTCTATTGTTCTTGATACACCGCCAGTTATACGACCTTCAGGATGACTGGGTACGCAATTAAACAAGAATATACCACAAGTCATTATCAAGAGGATTAGCAAAACATGTTGAAAGATTTTCGCCAATATCCAAGAGATAGCCCTAAGAAAACTGTAGCCATGCTTGGCGGTAAAACAAGTAAACCTCCAGGCAAGATTGAAGAACACAGCGGAGGCGACCAAAAAGTGCTGCCAAGAACGCTGCGCCAACAAAACAAACAATCTACAGAATTCCTCTGCAAGCCTAACTTCCGCAACTTCATCTACTACTCGCTCCACTCGATGGACAGGAGCTGCTGGTAAAACACGAGGTGGTGGGTCCCTCATGCGTTCGATGTTAACTTCATTTTCTTCCTCATTTCCAATGCGGCGACCGGCATCAACTTGCACAACGTGCTCCGGAACATAGAAATCCGGCGGGGCAACATCCCTCTGTTGTCGCATTAAAGCAACTTCGGCACGGCGCTGCATTCTGTTCGCTCTCTCACGATCTTCCGCTTGGGCCTCTCGGGCAGCGGCATCCCCTTGCGGTTGTTGTTGGGGAGGGGGAGGGGCCTGAGCACCTTGCTGTGCAGGCTGTTCAGGAAGTGGGCGTTCCTGATCGTGAACCTCCTGGGCATCTACAAAGTGGACCCTTGGTGCATTGGGCGGTGCAGCCAAGTTTCCAGCATCCACAAGCGCGGCGAAGCCTTCATCATCCCACTGTAAGTTGTCGGCTTGCTCCTCTTCATGTTCAACTTCCTCATCTTCCCCTTCAGGAACGTTGACATCAGCCTCTTCATGGGCAGGCTGTTGTACGGGAGCGGGCACTTCACCGTTTGCATTGTTTTCTACGTTCTGATCAATCTCACCATCAGGCCCACCCAGGGGCTGCTGGTTAGCGTCCATGGCGATGCTCCACTGGACTCAGAAGTAGTGGATGACGTCTCTTCCTTAGATCTGATGGTGCTCTCCAAGGAGGGAACAGACTAGAGTAAGATACTCGTATTCCGAAAAAACTCGCAATAGAATGCGCATAAACACAGGAACAAAGAGAAACTATAACTCTAGAATGCG